ATAAATCCACTTGAAGATTTTGCAATGAGCCTTAATCCTAGTTCTCCTAAACAATTACAAAATCTCTTATATGATTATTTTGAATTTGAAGTAATTGATAAAACTGACACTGGGTTACCAGCTGTTGGTGGAGATACCTTAAAAAAATTACTAAATAATCTTATATCTAAACATATTATCACTGAGAAGGAATTAGAATAATGTCACTTTTACTACGTCAAACTGGAGATACAACTCTAGCTGTACATGATTTACAAGCATTTCATATAGGTATCGATAATGAGAGTAAACAACTTAAATTAGTGAATAATAATGGAGATCAACTATTATCTCTTAAAGGGATTCGTTTCTCATCAATGAATCCAACTAAAAATGAAATTAAACTTGCATTAGAATTGCTTGATGGATTCTTGATAAAGCATTGGCTTATGATTAAAGCCTATCTTGATAAACATACTGCATTTACTCAACGACCTGTTATTAATGATGAAAATCAAAATTTCTCTATTGATGAGCCTCATCGTGGTAATGACTCCCAGTACCATGTTAATAAACTAGAGAAACGTTTTATATGTACATATAAAGATGCTCTTTTTGAGTGGACCTTCTTTGTAGATAATGATTTAAATTTTACATTTAAACAAATGGAATTATTAAATTCTTTTGAAAATAAAACTACTCCAGAAGACCTAACTAATTATCATTTTGATCAAAATGCATTTGAAAATGGACATCGATATATTGCTGATTACATCTCTTACACTAATGAACGTGCTTCATTAGAAAAAAGTAAACAGAAGTTATTTAAATACGATGTCTAATACACGTAACGATGCCATCGAGAAAGCTAAAGTACTTAAAGCTCTTATAGCTTTGTCTGAAGTTACTACTTTACTTAGTAATTTTATGAAACCATTTTTAAATAAAACAATATCTAAAGATGATGGCAGAGTATACCTACATGGTAATTTTAACTTAGGTGGTACAGTATCTGGAAGACTAAGTAGTAGTAAGGTTAACTTACAAAATTTACCAAGCCATGGTTCTCGTTATGCTAAAGGGATAAAGGAAGCTTTCCAGGCACCAGATGGATGGTTCATGGCAGGTGCTGACTTCTCATCTTTAGAAGATAGAATATCTGCATTAACAACAAAAGATCCTAACAAACTAAAGGTATATACTGATGGCTATGATGGACACTGTTTACGTGCTTATTCTTATTACCCTGACCAAATGCCTGACATACACAATACTGTATCTTCAATTAATTCAATCGAGGATAAATATCCAACTCTCCGTCAGGATAGCAAAGGACCCACATTTGCTCTCACATACCAAGGGACCTGGCACACCTTAGTAAATAATCTAGGGCTGCCGCAATCAGATGCTAAAAAGATTGAAGCTATGTACCATGAACTTTATAAGGTATCTGATCAATTTGTTGAAGACCGATTAAATCAGGCAAGTAAAGATGGATACGTTACTGTTGCCTTTGGGTTGCGTGTCCGTACACCCATCCTAGGACAAACCATATTAGGTAATCGCTTTACTCCATATGAAGCCAAGGCAGAAGGTCGTACAGCTGGCAATGCAATGGGACAATCCTATGGTATGCTTAATAACCGTGCAGCTATTGAATTTCAAAGAAGATTATTAAAATCTCCACATAAATATGATATAAAACCTATAGCTCATATACATGATGCTCAATATTTCTTAATTAAGCAGGATTTTCCAACCATTAAATGGTTCAATGATAATCTAATTGAGTGTATGGAATGGCAAGATCTACCTGAGATTAAACATCCAGATGTTAAACTTGGTGGTGGAGTAGAACTCTATATCAAATCCTGGGCAGATAAACTTTCATTACCTAATAAAGCATCTACTAGTGAAATTGAAGATCTTATAATGGAGCATCTTAATGGACACAAAGCTTGAATCTTATATAGAACATTTTATGGAAGAGCGGATATTTCGTCACTTACCTGATGAAAAGCGAGATACTGATGGATTAGAAATACATATGACTCCTGAAACACTACATGTAATACTATTCAACTGTATGGAATACGTGTCAGAAAAAATAGAACAAGAAGTAGTAGCAGTAAATGAGAGTCAACACGCTGTAAAACATTAACGTGCACATTCGTGCACTTTCATAACTAACTTAACGTAGGAATCACCATGTTTACTAATAAAACAGGAATACCTCTGTCTCTAGCTTTATGGCTCTGTGATGATGATTATGATCACAGTAATGAACCAAATACTATTAGCGCCACATCATTATTAAAACCAATGCGTGCATTAACACTAGCTCGTCAAAATAAAGATCTAGTTAAAATTGGGGATGTTGAAGCAATGATTCCATCCCGTATGGGAACAGCCCTTCATTCTGCTATTGAACGTACCTGGCTCAATAAGGATAAAGTCAAAATATTATTGAAATCCCTGGGGTATGCAGACTCTGTTGTAGAACGTACATTAGTAAACCCTAAACCTGAAGAAATTACTGACGCGTCTATTTGCATATACATGGAACTACGTGGTCATAAAAAAGTTGGCAAGTACACAGTGTCTGGTAAATTTGATTTTGTAATTGAAGGCGCCCTGGAAGATTTTAAATCTACTGGTGTTTACAACTGGATCTCTGGTTCTAACAAAGAAAAATACCGGCAGCAAGGCTCTATATATCATTGGCTACACCCAGATATTATCACTGAAGATGTAATGAAAATTCAGTATATCTTTACTGACTGGAGCAAAATTAAATCACTCCGAGAAGCTAACTATCCTAAAAAACGATTAATGGAACAAAAAATTCCTCTCATGAGTCTTGAAGAGACTCAAATTTTTATACAGGATATTTTAAAAAATGTGGAAAAATATGAGAACTCTCCACAGGTAGATTTACCAAAATGTACCTCTGAAGAGCTATGGCAAAAACCTGATGTATTCAAATATTATAAAGATCCCAACAAAACCCAGCGAGCTACGAAAAATTTCGAGAGCTCATCTGATGCTCAAGATCGATTGATAGCAGACGGGCATGTAGGAGTAGTTAAAACCTTCAAGGGTGAAGTGGTCCGGTGTCGTTACTGCGATGTAGTTGGTATCTGCGATCAGGCTCAATCCTTCATTAAGAACGGTACTTTATTTCTATAAGGATATTATAATGAACTTAATTGCTAAAATAGCTTTAAGTACGATTATTCCTCGAATAATTAATGAAGTTTGGGGCTATATAACGGATAATAAAGAACAGCTGATTAAGACCCCTGCTAAGAAAATTAAAACTAAGATTAAGCATGCAGCAGGTAAGGTCCGTTCAGTACAGCAGAGAATACACTGCCCAAAATTAAAGAGAAGGAAACAAGATGAAAGACTTAAGCACGATTAAGCACTATGAACCCGCTGAGAAACTCGTAAATGTCCTAATGAAGAAGACTCAGAACACGAATCCATTGTTCTTTAGAGTTTTAGTAGCTTATTACTTCGCTAAAGTAGCCTCAATGATGCGTACTGACATACAGACACATGATAGAGGTGTCATACCAGTCAGTATCTACGCTCTTAACTTAGCTAATTCAGGCCATGGTAAGGGTCATTCCACTAATATCATGGAAGAACAGGTTATTAATCAGTTCAGAGATGAATTTTTGAATAAAACTTTCCTGGCTATGAGTGATAAAAGTCTGGCCAAACTCGCTATCAAGCGAGCCCTGAAGTACGGAGGAGACGCTGATGAAGCCCTGGAACAACTAAGGTCAGAGTTCGATATGTTGGGCACACTGGCCTTCTCCTTCGATAGTGGCACCACTGCAGCTGTGAAACAGATGCGACATAAGCTTCTAATGGCCAATGCCGGGTCCGTCAATTTCGAGATGGATGAAATGGGCTCTAATCTAATGGGTAACGTGGATGTTCTGGCCACGTTTCTGGAGCTTTATGATGTAGGTAAGGTCAAACAGAAACTGATCAAGAATACGGCTGAGAACAAGCGTAGTGAAGAGATAGAAGGCCGTACCCCTACCAATATGATGTTATTTGGTACTCCAAGTAAAGTCCTCAATGGTGGCCGGGAAGAAGCAGAATTCTACTCTATGCTGGAAACCGGGTATGCACGGCGTTGTATCTTCGGGTTCAATAAGAAACTCAATAAAAAAGAGATTCTAACAGCAGAAGAAATCTACGACATGATGACTGATCAGACCTCAGCCGATTATTTGGATGAAATATCCAATCGCCTGGGCAAGCTGGCTGATCCAATCAATTTCCACACCACATTAACTATGTCTAAAGCGGTCAGTCTGACGCTGATCCAATACAAAATACATTGTGATCAGAAGGCTGAAAATCTCAGAGAACATGAAGAAATTATGAAGGCTGAGACAGCCCATAGATATTATAAAGCTCTAAAATTAGCTGGAGCATATGCATTTATTGATAGCTCTCATGAAATCACAGAGGATCATTTATATCATGCCATTAAACTGGTTGAAGAATCTGGTGAAGCATTCACTCAAATTCTAACCAGAGAACGTAATTATGTGAAACTGGCTAATTATATTGCTGATGTAGATCGTGAAGTTACTCAGGTCGACCTGGTAGAAGATCTCCCATTCTATAAAGGGAGCGAAGCTCAGAAAAAAGACATGATGGCTTTAGCTACTGCGTATGGATATAAGAATAATATTATTATTAAGAAATCTTATAGTGATGGTATTGAATTCCTACAAGGGGAGTCAATGGAAGTTACTGATATAGATAGAATGCCTTTGTCATACAGTACAGACCTGGCTACAGATTATAAAGCTGACTACGCTGCATTTAAAGAACTTCATAAGATTGTCACATTAGATGGATATAACTATACCTCTCATCATTTTCTAGATGGCCACCGTAGTGGTAGTGATGCACTTCCAGGTTTTAATCTAGTAATAATTGATATAGATGAAGGTGTAAGTCTTAATACAGCTAAATTATTATTAAAAGAGTACAAATGTTTATTTGCTACAACTAAACGTCATACTGAAAAACATAATAGATTTAGAATTATTTTTCCTCTAACTCATATTGTGAAAATGGATACTAAAACCTATTCACAATTTATGATGAATGTATTTAATTGGTTACCATTCTCTGTGGACACATCTACTAAAGATATTGCTCGTAAATGGCAATCATATGGTGGGCACTACGAGTACCAGGATGGAGAACTATTAGATGCAATGTTATTCATTCCTCAAACTCGTAAGGAAGAAGAACAGACTCAAAAAGTATTGGATAACCAATCATTATCAAATCTGGAACGTTGGTTCTTCCTACATACAGGAACCGGTAATCGATCCAACCAATTAATACGATATGCACTAGCTCTCGTAGATAATGGGTACACTATTGAAGGGACCCGTCATGCGGTTCAATCATTCAATGAACGGCTTCAAGAGAAGCTACCTGAAGAAGAAATCAATAATACAATTATGGTTTCTGTAGTTAAAGCAGTAACTGCGCGTGAACTCAAAGAATAGGAGCAATCATGGCTATACCAACAGAAGATGAAATCGATACCGTAATTAACAAATGTTCTGACAGTGATATACAGGGTGAGTCTGAATACCCTGGGATGACTTATGAACAGGGGATAAGAGATGCCATTAGTTGGCTTAAATACGGCGAAGAAAACCCACTAGCATAATTTAGGAGTTCCAATGTCTACAATGAACGATCACCTAGTTTTAATAGGAGGCAAGTCTGCCACTGGAAAAAGTGCAAGCTTGATGAATATTGAAAAACCTGAAGGGGTAATGTACTTAAATTGTGAAAATAATAAGAAGCTCCCTTTTAAAAGTAAATTTCAAGAATTTTTAGTTACTGATCCAAAACAATTATATGAAGCATTTGATCAAGCTGAACAAATGAATGATGTACATACAATTGTTGTAGACAGTTTAACTTATCTAATGGATATGTATGAAACTGTTCATGTACTCACTTCATCTAATACGATGAAAGCATGGGGACAATATGCACAATTTATGAAAAAATTGATGTCTCAATATGTCGCTAAATCTACAAAGAATATAATTTTCCTGGCTCATACAACTGACATGTTAAATGAAACAGAAATGATTAATGAAACTTTAGTTAAAGTTAAAGGCTCATTAATGAACCAGGGAATTGAATCTTTCTTTAGTACAGTGATTAGCTGTAAGAAAGTTTCATTAAAGAATTTAGAGAACTATAAATCTGGTCTTCTAAATATAACTCCTGAGGAAGAAATGCTTGGTTTTAAATATGTATTTCAAACTCGGTTAACGAAAGAAACCGTCAATGAAAGAATGCGTAGTTCACTGGGTATGTGGACTGTCGATGAGACTTTTATTGATAACAACATCCAACATGTAGTTACCCGTCTACATGAATACTATGCATAAAGGAAAATAATATGTTAGATAACTTACAAACTGATGCTTCCATTGCGGAAGAAACTGATAGTCTTGGTGGGTTTATTCTACCTACTGCTGTTTACCCAATGGCTGTTGCTATGGCCTATATGGATCAATCAAAAGGTGGAGCGGTTAGCTTGAATATTACCTGTAGGAACCAGGATGGTCAGCAAATCCGTGAAACATTATGGATGACCAGTGGTACTGCTAAAGGTGGTAACAATTTCTACACTGATAAGAGTGGCAAGAAACACTATCTGCCTGGTTTTAATATGGCTAATAGTATTTCTAATCTGTCAATCGGTAAAGATATTGGCTCATTAACCCCTGAAACTAAAACCATTAAAGTGTATGACTACACTCAGCGTAAAGAAGTACCTATGGAAAAACAGGTATTGACTGAACTGATTGGTGCTGAAATCACTTTAGGTGTTGTTCACCAGATCGTTGATAAGAACGAAAAAAATGCTGCTGGTGTTTACGTGCCTACCGGTGAAACTCGTGAAGAGAATGTCATCGATAAGGTATTCCGTACTAAAGATGGTTTAACAACTGCTGAAGTACGTGCTGAAGCCACTGAATCTGAATTCCTGACCAAATGGGAAGAAAAGAATACTGGTAAAACACGTAACAAGGCTAAAGGTGTTGGTGCTGGTACTGGTACTGCAGGTGCTCCTGCTGGAGCAGATACTCCAAGTATCTTTGGTGCCAATGGCGGCAATTAATGTAATCGCATGTGACCCTGGTAGCACAGGGTCTATGTGTTTACTTAAACTTGATCCTGCTACACAACCTGAAATAGAGTTTATTGAAAATGAGGCTCCATTACTTACCCGGCATGCCTGGTTAAGTGATTTAGCTGCAGCTGGAACAGTCCGGATATCTATGATTGAAGAGGTACATAGTGTATTCGGAGCCAGTGCTAAATCGAACTTTACTTTCGGAGGTAATGTTCGTGAGGGAGAAGTGCTATTAAAGCTTCAACCCTTTGGCTTAGATTATGTTCAACCTAAGGAATGGCAAAAATTTATTGGTGTCAAACCTAGAAAAAAGGGCATTAAACGTCCTGCTGGTGAGTTGAAGAAAGAAATCGCAGCCATTGCTGAAACACTCTACCCTGGTTGTGATATCAGAGGACCCCAAGGTGGACTAAAGGATGGGCGAAGTGATGCCCTGATGATAGCTCACTTTTGTGCAATGAAATATAAATGAGGAAAATCTAATGGATGTAAGTTTAAAAGACCACGAAATCAAAGAGGCATTGGAACTGTATATTAACAATCAGGGCATTAGCACTGAAGGTAAAACAGTTTCAATTAATCTTAAAAGTGGACGTAAAGGTAATGGCCACTCAGCAGAGATAGTTATTTCTGCAGGAATAGATCCTAAAACAGTAGATAGTACTGCTGATACTAAGGATGCTGATTCAATCTTTGGTGGGAAGTCCGGTGAAGATTCTTGATCTGGTAAAAGCAGCTGTTATTACTGTGATTGTTATGTTTGGACTAATGCTCCTGCCCTTTATTGCTCTAATATTTGGGGCAGGAGCTGTCTTTTTTATATCATATTACGTGTTAACTCAAATGCGTAAACAAGAGAATAAAAATTAAATATAATTATCTATTGCCTCTACTGCAGGAATAATTGCTACTTCATCAGGTATCTCAGTGAATGCAAACTTAAATCTATCTACTAGGCTAGTAGTTAATAAGTTAGAATCCGTAATATCTGGTACATCACCAAAGCCTGCTTCTAATGCTTGTAGAGCTAAAGAGTTTGTTGGGTTGTCTTTAAAGTTCTTAAAAATAACCTTCTGAATTCTGAATAAGAATTTAGTAAACATTAACCAACCATTATCATTAAGCCACTGTAGTTGTGGACTGGTTGGTACATCATAGTTAATAAATGTTTCTATGATATCTGCAAGAGCATGCTCTTTACCCATTCCTTTCTTTTGTGTGTTATGTAAATACAATGCATAGCGTGCAACAAAGTCACTGTACTGTGTTGCTTTTAATAGCTGCTTATAGATTACGTTATCTTTCGTAAATAACGCATACTTAAATATCTCAGTAGCTGTTTTAGGAACATATTTATCAATAATCGGTTCAGCTTTCTTCGTAAGCTGTTCCCTAATACCAAACTTATTTTCATGAACATTGATATCCTCCACGATGTTTTGGAATATCCCCTCGTCAATAAGTACCTTTACGGGATTAGCTTTAATATTAGCTGTTAGATTATTAATCTCTCCTTGTATAGTTTTTTTCCGTTGTACAGACAATCTAGGATTGGTACGTAACGTATCCTGAAA